ATGTGTTGTAAAGGTTTGGATTTCTTTCCAATCTTCCTTTGTAAACATTCCATAGATGAGCTTGCTCATTACTTAATTGTGTAGATACAGCCTTTTTTAATCCAGAAAGCATATTTTTAACTTCTTCATACATTACTGGAGATAATGATTCTTGAGGTTCACCTGTCATAAATTGATACATTTGATTTAGTTTACCACCTAAATGTGAATACTTTGTTTCCCTAATAAGTTCTATTCCAGGAGATTTACCTGTTATTAATCCAGAAAAAGCAGCAGAGAAATCAGCATTTGTTACATCATCAAATGTTATTTTATTAGATTCTATATCTTTTATATAATTTTCAAGTCTATTAATTTGTGCATGAGCATCCCATGTTTTACCTAGTCTTGTAGCACCCCTCTCTAAACCCTTCATTATTCTACCATACTTTTCTATTGAATCTAAGTCCTTCTGACTCTGTTTATCACCAGATAATGATGCTGCCATTTTAAGTCTTTTATTTTCAAACTCAGCAGCTTTAGCTAGTCTTTGTTCTTCTGGAGAGAAAGCACTCTGTTGTGGCATTGTAGCTAATACTTGTTTCTGTGTTTCAGGAGATGTAAAAGCTGTTAAAGCCCTTATAACGTCTTGTGTTTTATCTTGCTGTGGTCTTCTTAGCTGTTGTATTAATTGTTCAGTAGCGGATAATTGATCTGCCATATTATCTCCTATCTATACATTCTTATTTGATTAATACCAAATCTAGGTGCTTGGCTCTGTGGTGCTTGTGTTGCTCCAAAATAAGGCTGTTGATAAAGCATTTGTTCCATCTGTTGTGTCTGTGGAGGCACATTCATTGGTTGATTATCCATGAAAGATAGTCTGTTAACACCAGTATCAGGCATTAGAGACATGTTAGGGTTAACATCACCTAGTGTTTGATTTGTCATAGCACCATAATTTGTTCCAGCTTCAGGAGCAAATGATAATTGATTTACACCAGTTCCAGACATCATGCTAGATTTATCTCCAGTTACAGCAGCGTCAGCGTTAGCATCTCCAGCAGGTTTACCTTGATTCATAGCTTTATTATGCTTATCCATAGCCATACCTAAAGACATTCCCTTAACACCAAAGTCTAGAGCAGATTGAAATTTATCAGGTCTTTGACCCATATCACCCATAGTACCTAATAATGGAGCATAAGCTGTTTTAAGAGCCTCTACTTGCCTCTGTCTTTCCCATTGTTTCTCTTGACCCATACCTTTTAAAAGACCTACTCCAGCACTTATAGCACCACCCCATAAAGCAGCATTACTCATATCATATCCTCCTTAACCAAACAATCCACCTAGAAGACCACCACCGCCTTGAGAAGCTTGTATTTGAGCTTGTGCAAGGTTTCTAGAGGCATCTAGTTGTGATTGTAATTCATCTCTCTTTAATTGATTACTTATATCGAATTGTCTTTCTTGACCTTCTTGTGTAGCAAATGATCTTTGTAGAGCCATTCTATCAGCTATTGAACCACCTATTGCAGATTGTCTAGCCTGTTGTCTACCTTGGAAGGATTGTTCTTGAGCAGCTTTAGCTAGTCTTTCTCTAGCTCCACCAGTAACTCCACCTGTCTGAGCAAGTTGAGATATCTGACTCTGCATACCTCTCTGAGCTTGCATAGGTATTTGATCTAGCTGTTGACCTAAAGCAAATTGTCTCTGAGATGTTAGTCCAGAACCCATAGCTTCTTGTCTTAGCATATTCTCAAATTGTCCTCTAGGTTCTTGTCTTACTGATTGTAGAGCTGGGAGGTTTACAGGGTTAATTACTGGAGTATCTGAACCACCCCATGCACTACTTAAAAAACCTAAACCACCACCTATAGCAGCTCCTATAGCAGTTCCATATCCAGGGAATACTGAACCAATCGTAGCTCCTGTAGCGGCTCCGCTAGCAGCTCCACTCGCTCCTCTACCTGCACTAAATTTACCCATATGCTCTCCTAATCTACAAAATTACCGCATGTTAGATCATAGTAATCACTATACATGTCTGTGTTTAATTCAACTTCGTTATTACCATCAGGAACAGATTCCTGTAAAGTAGCTACCATTATTTCTCTAGTTCTATCAAGATCAGCACCTACAGTTTGAATCATAGGGTTTCCTACTTCTTTCTGTAGAACTCTATATCTTGCAAAGTCTATGATGAATTGTTCAAATTCAGGAATGTCTAGGACATCTGAATCACTAGATAGTTGAGCAGCGTTCTTTATGTAACTTATCTTAACTACTGCACTATCTGTAAAGTTTGGTGTAGGATAAAGCTTGATCACTTTAGCGTCTGACGAATTGAATATTAGCCTATATCTATAGAGATCACCTGTCTCAACGAAAGGAACCTCTTCATCTTTTATTGACATAACTTCATAGCGATTACTTGAAGTTACAGAGGAGGAAGAACTATCAAACATTATCCTACGAATCTTCTGAGCATATATGTCAGACGGAAGAGAATACTCAGATGTACCTGAACTTATTGATAAATACGCATCTTTCTTATAATAATCTTCGTTTAGAAGATGGATTTGAGCTTCACATTCCTTGATTGCTTCGTTGATATATCTAACCAATTCAACGTCAGTAACCTGATCTGCACTATCACCATCCACTAAATCTTTTATTCTTGTTTTTAAATCACTTAGTGTAACAGACATTATAATTTACCTTTCATTATAATCCTTGCAATTATACCATATATATGATAAGCATGTCAAGGAAAAAATTAATCATTAAAGCTCCCTACGAACATTCTTATAGTAGCACCTGGGCTAGTACAAGATAACCTTATGAAATCACTATCTATGTTATCATACAGTATAGTTACTGTACCAGCACTTGATTCTCCATCTAGAGCCTTTACTGAAGTTATAAGGAAGTCTTTAGGGATGAATAATAGGTTATGCTTATATACAAATGGGTCACTAGATGTGTAAGCTCCGTCTATTGTTATCTCAAAATGTTTCCAATCAGCTTTACCTATAACCTCATCCCTAACATATTCTTCAATACTTTCAAAGTTTTCTCTAGTATCTGATTCAACTTCATAGCTATCAATTTTCATCTGTCTCATTCTACGCATTAGCTATTGCCTCCTTGCTCTCCTGATTGATAATAAGAACCAGCATCAGATAGATCACCATAACTATATGAAATAGCATGTAGATCAAGAATCTCACCTTTTCTTGTTCCAAATATTTCCCATGAAGCAGAAGAACTATCATTTAGATAACCGCTTGAATCTGTTACAGTTATCTTAACACCAGAATCTCTAGATGCAATATAAAACTCATCATTATAACCATTGTCAGAATTGTCTAACTTTATGTAATAATTAAAACCTTTATCGTTCCATATTCCACCAGACCATGATATACTTGATGAATCACCATCTGTATGAGCTGAAGAATCTTCTATATGGTCATTAAATTTTGTATATATGTCATATAGAACATCTAGGCAACCAGATAGTGTTGATGGGTTAACTGCTGATGTTAAAGCCTGTGTAGTACCTGTAGCTTGATGATATGTTGGAGAAACATTTATAGCATCTGTATTATGAGCTACATAAGCATCCTGAATAGCTGATACTAAAGCTATTAAAGAAGTTAAGTCTGTAGCATCTACTGTAGATATATTTGTTTGTAATGCTTTATGTTCTTCTGTTCCAGCTCCATAATCATTAAAGTGTGCATTTACAGTATCTTTCATATTATTTGCACATGTAATAGCTGTAGATAGACTACCTATGTGAATAGTCTTGGCTGTGGCATCTACTATAGCAGTTCCAGATTGATCTGAGTATTGAATTATAGCATCGGTCTGATTCGTCAAATATAGCTGTTTAAAGTACGTTCTTAGTGTACCCCTAACGAACCTACGTGTTCTGTTAACAACGTAACTACGGAGCCATGTGAGGCCTGTAGCACCCCAAGCAAATCCACTAGCTCCCCAAGTTAATAAACCTGTGGAAGTTATAGGCTTTAAAACTGTTGAAGCTAGATCGTCTTCATCATATGATTCTACAGAAATATGCTGCCCTGTAGTGTCTCTAACCTGTAAAGATACCTTATAAACCCACTTCTTTATATCGAAGTTTCCGAAAGCTTCTGCTATGTGTTTGAATTGATAGACTATTGCTTCTTCACCCCAATCTGAGACTGAAGCTGAAGTATCTCTAACACAGTCTGTTGAGATATCTCTATCAAATTCATAGAAATAACCTTCATCATCACCCATATATAGGGTATTGTCTTTAGAAGCCATAGATACAGGAACGAATCCTGTAGTGCCTGTCATTGTAGTCCAAGCATTATATCTCTCATCAAAGACGAATATCTTATCATTGTCAGAACCTTCCATTACAGAGAAATAAACCTTCTGTTCTGTAGGGTCATATATAGCGTTCATTCTATACTGTTTCTCGTCAGATGTTATGAGATCAAGATAGGTATCATCAATCTGCTCTGAGATTTTAGCGTTAGAATAACCATCAGTAAAGTAGAAACCATCAGTACCAGCATAGTATATTCCTTTTCTTGTTTGTGCTATTGTTCTAAAGTTTATACAGCCAACTCTATCTGTTATAACTCTCTTTTGTAGGACTCCTCTACCTTCAGCATCTAAATATCCTTCAATCCTATATACCTTATTATTAGTAAATGCTATAGGGAAGTTTCTTGTGTTACCTAGAGCTGTTATAGGCTCATCTACATCTATATAATTTGATTCAGGAACAGCTCCTGGGACTAGAGCCTTAGATTGCCATATACGTTGAGGATGGTCTGCTGAGTTAGCAAACCAAGCTGAATCTTTAGCTACAGTAACATATTTACATTTAGCTACAGCACTATTATCTAGTGTTCCACCTTGAGCATATAGAGGGTCACTTAAATCATCGTCTTCTTTTGTATCACTAAAAAAAGTAACACCATTATCAACTTCACCAACTTCATAGAATACTGTTCCAGCATTTCTTGTTCTAAATATCGCTATCTTTATATCGTCACCATCTGTACCAATTTTATGTTGCTCTCCACCAACATTTTGTAGTTCAGGTATAGATGTAACCGAAGCTGGATTTAATGCGCTTATAGCTGAAGCGTCTGCATCTGCAATTTCTATAACTGTTGTTGTCTCACCATATTGAACTATCTCACCAGAACCAGTTACAGTATATTTTCTTTTAAAGCAGAACTTATAACCATAACTTAGAGAACTACCTGAACCAGACAAAGCTACTGAAGGTGTAGACGGCATCTCTGGAAGAGAAGCTGTAGATAGTTGATATCCTGATGAATCATAAACTATTATAGGAAAGAAGTTCCTATCTTCTGAAGTCATAATAATCTGATTGTTTAAAACATCATGATCTACAAACTCATCGTCAGATGTAGCATTAAAGGCTACTCCGTTATCACCTTGTATTTCTGTATATCCAGAGCCAGGAGTGAAGTCATATAGCTTCTCACCAGTTCTCATAAGGAAATCGTTAGAGTATGGGACTATCTTTGATATTCTACTGCTACCAGTTATTCTAGGATAATCTGAATCTGATATCTTTCTGCCAAATCTTGTTCTTAATTCTAGATTCTTTGTAATAAATAGATTATCACATATTTCTGAGTATTTATCTGGATAACCATAGATATTCTTATTATCTACTATGCCTCCACTAAAATCTCTTATTATTTTCTTCATATTAATCCTAAATAAAAAGTATCTTCATGTCAAACTTTTCAGGTGTGTATATTGTTAGTGTTGTTGATGCTCCAGTGTTAGCCCATACATATTTTACAAATACTTGTTCATCATTATTATCTGAATCCATAACTTTTACATCACACAATTCTGATGAAGATTTACCATCAACTATAAAACTAGCTGGTATATGGCCTATTGTGCTTGTTAAAACTACAGAATATCTATCACATGTTTCAAACCCACCATCAACCCATGCAGGGTCACTAGATGTTTTAGATATTTCTACTACAGCAGACTTAGATATCTTTGAACCATCTATAAGAGCACTGTCTGTGCCATCATGATCATGATCGTTTAATCTTTGTATATTATCTTCTATATTACTCATCCAAGTAGTTGAATCGTCACCTGCACTCGGAATTTTATACCCACGACTTAAAGTTGTACTCATATTAACCCCCCTATTAATTTATCTTTATAAAGTAGTTTACAGCTACGTTTCTCGGTCTTGTTTCTGAATCACTAGAAGATAATGTATGAGTGTGCGCTGTACTTCCTATATAGTTATGCGTTCCATTACTTGTCGAGTAGTTTGCAGTTGGAGTTGTATATCCTGCATATACAGTGTATGATCTACCGAGATAATATGGAGACTGCGATCCAGGGGTGATATCTGCGTATGGCTCTAATGTCGAGTGAGTGTGGCTTCCACTTGAAGGAACTGAAAGATTATTCACATCTGTTGCGTCCACCTGCGTTGAGCCTAGTGCCCTTCCAGAGTCAACACCCCTTCCATTATCTGCACCCCTTAAGAACTCACCCCTTAAGTCTGGTACTGTTGAGTTACTTGTCAAAGTTTCATAAGCAGTACCTGAACATGAATCACCATCACATAAAACCCAATCAGAACCATTTAAAGCTTGAAATTGAACTTCTGTTAGCACTGATGTTCTTATATCTCCTAAACTACTTGATATTGTTGAAATATTTGAGTCTCTGTAAATCTTAAAAGATTTTGTATCAGAATTAAACCATACCTTACCTTCAAACATTGTAGCTGCACCTTCTCCAGTGTCATCTAACACTTCCAATCCAGCTTTTTCTAAAGCACCATCTATTCTCATGTAACCTCCTTACCTTTGTATCGTCAAGGCTTAACGTCTTAGGTTAACTAAAAGGCCAAAAGCCTTTCTTTTCTTCTTTCTTTTTATCTTTATCTTCTACAAGTTTACCATCGACTTCTTTAAGTTTCATACCCTCTCTCATGAAGTCTTTAGCTTTTATATATCTTCCTTCTACACAAGGTTCACCATCTCTACTAGCATAGAAGAATTTCTCTATAACATTCTCTTCGCTTATGATAGCGTATTTTTGATATTTAGGTAGTTTCTTCATTAGAATATCCTTTTGTACCAAGGTTTATCTTCAAGGTCTTTTACAGCCTTTACATCTTCAGCAGAAGGAGCTTCGTTGAAGGAGAACTCTAAACTGTCTTCTTCTACATTAAGATGTTTAGGTTTAGCTATCTTCTGTACTTCAAGTAGGATTTGTTTCCATAAGAAGTCTTTCTTAGCTCCTTTTTTCTTAATCTTTATCTTATACATATAGTCTCCTTATTCGTGCTATGGAGTTATTAAATAACGACATTATTGCTCCTATGCTACAAAGGTTGGTTTAGATGCTAAAAAAATATCTCCAGATATAAATACAGTCGAGGCAGCCCCTGAATATCTCGCCCTAAAGCCTGCAGAAGAGTCAACATATGCATAAGTAGTGAAT